ACATCTGTTACATTTCCTGATGTAACTTGAACAACTTGACCAACTGCAGTTTTTATTGGAACACCACTATCAATAAGACTTGTTAAAAGTGATGTAGCATTATTAGATAATACATTGCTATTTACAAGTGTATTAATATCATTAGTAGCTGTTGTTTTGTTTGTTGTATCAATACTATTTATAATATTAGATAAATTTGTGTTACCTGAAAGTGATATAGTATCGTTAGTGTTATCTATTATATCATTGCCAGCACCGCCATCAAGGGTGTTTGCTCCTGATAAAATTATTTCAGTTCCCTGACTACCATCAACTGTATCACTACTTGATGTGTCATCAAGTGAACTACCTGATAAAATTATTTCAGTTCCTTGACCGCCATCAACTGTATCACTATCACTACTATCGCTACTGCTTGATAAAGTTATTTCAGTTCCCTGACTACCATCAGTTGTTGATGTACCGCTTGTATTTGTTCCACCTGTTAAAGTTATTGTTGTACCAGTAGTACCATCAGTACCTGAACTGCCATCAGTACCATCAGTACCATCAACTGTAATTACATTTGTTCCAGTTGTGTCTGTACCACTTGTTGTCGTACCACCACCATTAACTATTGTACTTGCAACTGTTCCAGCAGCATCTACTCCACCTAAATCTAAACCATCTCCACCGCTTCCACCACGACCAACTACACCCTCCCAATAGGCTTTATCAAAAGGCAATCTATTAAAGGTTGGAAAGTTGCGATAGGTGTTAGGGTCAACTGCAAAGGTGCTTTGAAAATCTTGTTCCATTTGTGGATAGGCTTGTAGTAAACCTGTTACAAATGGTGAATATGCGTCAATCGTAGGGTCTAGTGTTGTGTCTGCCAAAATTGGTGTATTTTGTAATAAACCTTGTTGTGGAACATACATACTAGGGTCATTTAAAACAGGCTGGAAAGCGTCAATAAATCCTGAATAATCAACATACTGTGTTTTTGGGTAAGCATTATATAGTGCAGTTAAAGCGTCTAATGTTTCATCTTCCATTAGTCAACTACTCTTGGTAAATTTGTAGATGGCTCACCACCCATTTGTTGTTCAAAACCTCGTAACTGTGCTTCATAGCGTAATTCTTCTTTTCGTAATTCCATCTGTAATTGCATTTTTTCTCTTTCTAATTGCAATTCAGCGTCTTGTTTTTGTTTTTGTAATTCAATATCTGCTTGTAATTTTTGCTGATCTAATTGCATTTTCATTTCCGCTTCACTAGGTGGTGGCGGTTGTTGTGGTTGTGGCGGTGTATCTTCAGGATTTTTAAAGAATCGTGAAGCGTCTTTAAATCCTGCCATACCTGCAAGTTCAGCAAGAGTATTACGATATTGTTGCATACTAACTAATGGGTTTTCAACGCCAGTTTGTAACAATATTTGCTCTTGTTTTTGTGCTATCATGTTTAAGAACGCCATTTTTTCGTTAGTTTGACCGCTTCCTAGTCCAACATTTACAGTAATATCGTATTCATGTTTCCAGTTGCTAGGGTCAATCGGCACAAACTTATTGTTTAGTCGTATCATTTGGTCTTTTTTGCCATGATGTAAGCATAATGTTAGTATTAGCTGAAATAAGTCTTTAACACCTGTTTCAGCGAAAACTCGTGCTATCATTTCTATTTTACCTTGTGCTGCTGACATTTGTGCAGCAACTGCGGTAGCTGTTGTGCTTTGCAAGGAATCCGCATCTAATCCCATAGACGCTTTTGATAATCCTGTTCTTTGTTCTTTTAAGTCGTCAAGATATTGTAACAAGCTAAATGCGTTTTGACCGATAAGTTGTGGTTGTAAAGGTTGTAGTGCATTGGGTTGACGCACACGCACAATACCACCTGCTCGTGAATTTAAAAGATCGTCAATATTAACTTGACCCTCAACAGCGGCAACTCTTACATTGTTTGTAAGATAAATATTATCTAATAATTGACGCATTACAGTTGATTTAATCATCTGTATATCCATGATTAATTCTGCCAAACTACGACCAACTAATCTATGTGGCATTAATATTGGTGATAGACACGCAAAAGGTATGTGGTCAAATGTATCGTTTTCTACTATTTCAAAACCTGAACCTAACGCTACAACTCTGCGTAATTCTGCAATACCATCACCATCATAATCAGCTTTTATATATGCTTCTGTGACTAAAACATCACGCATAGATTTATCTGATGAATCTGTATCTGCTCCTGACTCTACATCTTCAAAACGATTTTGTACTTCTTGGTCATTGTCAAGTTCACTATGACCTGCAAATCTTTCAACAAGTTCTCTATCATAACCCATTTGTATAAGGTCACTTACTTTCATTGTTGTTCTATGTGCTACAAAATCAGCTTCATTTATTGAAGCGGCTCTTTTGTTTACTAAAAATTCTTCAGGCGGTATGTTGTCAACTCGTATCATACCATCATACATAGTGCGTTTTATTGTAACATCATGTTTTGAGTATGTTTGACCAACGCTGTAGCCCATTTCATCAACTTCATCTGATTCATATTCTTCGCTACTTTGTTCAACAATTTCAATAGTATCGTCTTGTAGTAATAAAGTTAATTCATCATCAGATAGTCCTGTGTAGGTTTCTTCTTCGACATTTTCGGTTTCATCATAATAGACTTTAATAACACCTAGTTTTTGCAACAAAGCGTCTTTAAAAAAGTTATGCAATATAACAAAACCATTGTTTTGACAGTTAATGACATAATTAGCGTATGATGTGGCTTGTTTTGCACCCTCAACATCTTCTTCATGTCTTGGCATAAACTCAACAAAATTGTCAGTTTGTGTAAATGTACGCATAAGGCTTGGCATGATAAATTCTATGGTATCGGCAACCTCTGTGGTAACAACTTGAGAACGACCCTCTTGTTCATTACCAAACTTTTCGCCCATGTAATAGTCCATAGCACGAATACGATCTATGCCATATTCGCTATCATAAAACCCTAATGCGTTTTCAATCTCATTACGCACTAAAGCCTGAAACTCTAGTTCATTCATAATGTAACCTATTTTTTAGATGATTTTTTCTTTTCAGCAGATTTTTTTTCTTCTTGTTCTTTTTTCTTCTGCTTATCTATATCAAGTGCTTGGCTTCTTTGCATTGTATTATCCTATTGTTAAAATTAATAAAAGGAGTACGATAATGCCGCCAAATGCAGCATCTACATAATCCCACGAATGATTTTTTACATAATTAAATATGTTTTTTAGTATTTCCATAGTTTCTCCTAATTTAATTTACTAATGTCAGGTCTAATATCTACGCTTTGTAGTTTTTCCATAAATTCATCATTTGTGCCACCTGCACGATAAAATGAAAAAGCGGCAGCGGCTAACACGACATCTGTTAAATACGCCCAATTTCCAATGTTTTGATTCATTTCCTCAAGCTCATCAATAAGATGTGACAACAAAGCATGGGTTACAGGATTTTCTGCAACAAATTTTTCCATTTCTTCGTCAGGCTCAAATATTAAATCATATTTCATGTTATCCATGTACTATCCTTGTAATGTATTGGCTTATTCCAATTATGTTGTGTGCCACGAACAGACGCTGTAAACGCTTGTTGTGCAAAGGTTAAACAAAATGCGTCTGCCAAATCACAAGAACGACCACCTAATCTTTTCTTAAATTCATCTTTGGCTTCAACTTTTATTTTTCCAGCACTTGTAATTTTAAAACGAGGTGCAATAAGTTCTTCTATTAACTTGTCGTCTTGCACTAAATACACATCACGACCCTCAAACCATTCTCTAGCTCGAAACCATAATTCATCACGCAAACGCATATATTTATCACGCATACTAGGGCTTTCACTAACTTGTATGGGTCTTGCAGGTAAGTCTAATTCGGCTAATCGAGAACATACACCACTACCAATACCAATAGTATCAACCATAATATCGGCAGGTTTATCCTTATAACTACACATTTCGTATTCTTGAACAACCATACCTACAGTTTCCATTAGGTCTTTTCCCTGCCAAGACTTAATAGGTTCGGTCACCTCATTACCACGCCTTTTACATAATGCGGTTCTATCGCTGCCAAAGGCGGCAACATCTAATCCCCAGACAACAGGGGTATATGGGTCAACTTCTATTTCTCGTTTTAAGGAACTTTCCACCATATATAGCGGAATAACTGTATCATCTTCGGCTCTAGGAAATTCACCTAAAACTCGTACACGATATACATTTGAGTCATCACCATATTTAATAGCCATATCCTCAATATAATCTTCGGACACTTGCGAACTATCCTTACAAGCGACTGTTTGTAATGTCCATCTATCACGCATAGCGGAAAAGGCATTAAAGAAATAGCCACTTGTTCGTGTTGGGTTGCCTGTCATTACGACTTTAGCGTTTGGCGTAGATAACGAACCCTCACCAACCTCAAAGATCATATCGTCAACACCACTTGCTTCATCTATTATGAACAATAAATTGTCACTATGAAAGCCTTGTAGTGCTTCAGGGTTTTCACGCCTTGACACACGAGCCACAGCGTAACTATCATTTGCACCCTCTAAATTAATTTTATCCGATTTCATTTCAAGCTGCTGATAAAATGCGTCAGGTAATTGCCGACCCCATTTCTTCGCTTCTGCCCATAACACATCTGATAATTGATGTGCTGTATTTGCTGTACAAACAACTTTACATGGGTGACGAGTGAGTAACCACCATAATATTAACCATGATAACACAGCTGTTTTTCCTACACCATGCCCTGACTTAACAGCACATCTAGGGTTATCCCTCACATTTAATAAAAATTCTTTTTGCCATTTTTCAGGTTTTGCACCCAACATAGCTTCTACAAACATTACAGGGTCTGCCGCTAATTCTTCTAATATGTCCTCTAAATTTTCCATATAATCCTTTAATGAGGGGTGAACAGGGGAAAATGGTATGTAAAAACCTGCCACCCCTACCTTGCAAGGGTATAATGCTATGTCGCCATTTTTTTTACTGCGTTGTTAGTAGGGAGGATATGACATAACTATACCAATTTTGTCATATTTAGTGATTTGTGGTGGTTTGTCAACACAATATCTAGTATAGAACAAAATAAGAACAAATCGTGAACAAATCATAAACAAAAAAAAGCACAGATTTTTCAAATTTTTTTCATAAATCTATTGACTTATTATGTCAGTATATCTATATTTATTAATAAGAATGGAGATATATTATGAATGATGAAACAAATATTATAAGCAGCAACCCTGTATTTAGGATTGGTTCAGGTAATAAAAATGGTTTTTATACATTACAAGTTAGAAAACAAGTTTATAGTGCTTCAGCACAGAATTTAATTTATGTTTGGAAATATGTAATAACTTTATCAACCGATAAGGAAAAAGCTATACAAAAAGCTAGAGATTTTATTGGTGATAACAATTATAATTTTAATGTTAATTTTAAATTAAGCGAATGGGAAACTGATTTAACTAAAGAAGATTGGGTTAATTACGAAGATCACGATAACCATGTTCAACGATATTATGAAAATAAAGAATATATTGTTGCAGCTGATTTACCTTTATCTGACGAAAAGCAGTCATTTAGAGGCAAAATTATAAATCATTATAGAAAAACAAATGATTTTGGCACACAAATTAAAATTTGGTTTTTAGATGATAGAGGCTTTGTTTTAAATTTATCTTTACCAAGCAAGGTATCAAAACTAGATGTTGAACTAAAAGATTTTAGATTTGGTTTTGATGCGGTCTTAAATGACGATACATGGGCTATTGATGATTACGCTTTAAAACACGATAATTGCAGACAACTTTTAAATTGTGCATTTGTAAAAAGACCTACAAAAATTATATTTTAGGTATTGACTTATTATGTCATTATAATTATATTTACAGGTATAACTAACTTAATGGAGAAATAAAATGGTTAAAAATAGAAAGCATACACACAAAGGTACTTGTCAATCATGCGGTAGAGTTCAAGCTGTCAAGGTTGATGGTAAGATCGCAGAACATGGTTTTACTGTTGACTGGGGTAGAGTTGGCTCATGTGATGGCAGCGATAAACAACCACTTGAAATAAACACAGAATTTAACGAAGATAAAGTTCGTGAATTAGAAATTTTTGCAAGTGACGAAAATAAGATTCGTGAACAAGTTGTATATCAAGATGTGCAAAGACAATTACAAGCAAATCAAAATTTTTACGAAGAAGATCAAAAGCCAATTAAAAGGCTAGACCCAAGTGAAATTTCACAAAGAACAGTTGATAGAATTGTACAAAGTGTTAAAGACCACATCAATACATTAAATAATTTAAGAAATGAAAGATTTGGTAAGCCTTTATATGAAGCTGCTTATGTTAGAAAAATTGTGGAAGATTTGGAAGAAAGCATGGCAGAATTTCGTGATTATTGTAATGACTATCTAATTACACATGATTTTGATAAAGAGGCTAGTCGTAAATTGTATAGAGATGAAAACAATAATAGTCATTTTGAGGAATATGTAACAAGTTTAGGTCTTGTTAAAATTGTAACTAAATACAATGGTATTGATTATGCAAAATGGGAATGGGAACATAATACAGCATCTTTTAGAAACACTTTTTATCTTGATGGCAAAAAGATTACTAAAAAAGCATTATTAGCTATGTAAGTTAAATACATAATAAAATTAGGGGGTTTTGATACCCCCTTTTTTTATGCCAAAAAAATTTTTTTTAAAGGGGTTAAAGTAGGGGTATAATTATTATTACACTAAAGGGCGGCACACAAATCAAGGGGGGGGTCTAAAATGCCTATAATTATATCTATTTAGCCTATTCCTCTATTTTAGTTGGGGTCACATCTATTGTCTTTGCTTTAGTTAGTCTTTCTTCCCTTTTATAATCTTTAATGCGGTCTGCTACTACTCCTATGGACTTAACTAGGCTATCTGCTTTTATGTTGAGCTGGTTCTGCTGTGGGAATAAGAACGCAAACTTACTTATATCCCTTATATCATTCGTTAAAGCGTCATTAATAAGATCGTGTAATGGTTTATCCTTACGACTTGCCATTTCATCTAAAGCATACCCAAAGCTGCGTTTAAAGATGTTATAAGCCCCTTGTTTTTGTTTATTAGTGACACTTCCTTTAGGGCGACCTCTACCCCTTTTTACTGGTGTTTCGTTGTTTAAATCGCTTTTATTTGCTTTTGCCGCCATGATTTTCGCTTTCCTTTGTTCCTTGACCCC